GATCGTCTGGAACAGCGCCTTCACACGGTCCCTACGGTCCCGCACCGTGTAGGTGCCCATAGAGTCCAGCCACTTGATGCGCGGCATGCGCTCGTCCCAGTCAATCTCCACGATCCCAGGAACGAAGCCGTACGTCACATAGCGGTCAGCAGCCGTGTACGCCTGCTTCTGCAACTGCGAATACTGCACGTAATACGTTGCAATCCGGGTGCGCTTCTCAGCGAACATTCGCGCACGATCCGACACCATCGACGAGCTAGAGCAGTTGAACGACGGCAGGGGAGCGATAACCTCAGCAAGATCTCGCGCCGCAACATCGACCATGTTCGCCACAATGGGGCGCGTGAAGGGGCCATCCTCAGGGAACAGCTCGGGGAACACCATCCCCATCTGACCGCCACGGACCTGCTTAATGTCACGCATGCGTGAGTCACGATCATTGTTCTGCACACGCAGCCTGTTGTAGAGGCTGGCAACCTCAGCCGTTGTCGGCACCCATCCTCCTACAGAGTCACGAACATGCGGTCACGTTCCGCATCATTAAGGTTCACCGTCGCACGCTGCGACTTGTCAAAGCGCGTCACGAACGGGTTATTCACGTGGGACCGGGCAAAGTTACTCATCGCGGCGACACGGTCCCGGCATGCAAGTTCGGCGAACCACAACGCCATCACCGTGTCCGTCTTCTGCGTCTTCGGTGCGGCAGGATGCCACGTGACAAGCTGCTCCACCAAAGCCTTCGTCGCCTCAGACACGTGCGTGGACGGCAACTCAATCAACTGGCGCTTATCCTGCCAACCCTGAAACAAGGTGGTCATTGAAGCGACACCAAAATCCACGTCATGCTTGTTGCTGCCGGTGAAATGTTCCCGCAAGATCGCACCCTGACCCGCGAGATACTCACGCACCTCACGGTCCTGAGTGAGCATCGACTGGAAAGCGTTCTTCTCCACCCGCCACTCAACGATCCCGTACTTAGAAGTCCAGTCACGAATCATCGACCGGATCCCATCCGGGGTCATCGCAGCCTTATTCCACACATCCAGCACGAACCGTTTCTGCGTCACCGGATCCAAACCGATCACCACCGCAGCGGTATGCCCTGCCATAGCCGGGTCCAAACCCGCCACCACAACGAGGCCATCCATACCCTCCGGGCGGCAATTCACCATCCCTCGGGGCATGATGCCGGCAAGACGATTCCCGTTAATTGCGCCCCGCACCACATCCGGGTGGAACACCGCATCATCGGAAACCTGCTGCTGCATGTACACCATCGCCCAGGTGCGAGGCGCAACTCGAGCCCTCTTCTTCGCTAGGCGCGGCCCATCCCACTTCGGGTAAAGCCCATCCTCATCCGGGTCAGAATCCTTATCGGTCGGATCCGGGTGATTCGTGCGAGGCCACAGAGTCGCCCAATCCTTCGGATCGTCCTCCACCTCCAACACGGCAGGCATTGACAAATACGACCACGGGGATTCCTCCTCCGGGTAACGCATCGGATCCCGCAACTCCGCATACAAATCCTTTGAGGCGAGCCTGGTCCCCACCACCAGCAGCATCCCCGAAGCTGACAGACGCGACATCACCTCAGCCTGAAGCCAGTCAATCTGCTTCTCGTACTCGTGCGCGTTCGTCAAATCAACGCAGTCATCCATAATGATCAAATCCGCACGAGCACCATAAATATGACCCCGAATACCCAGAGCCTGCACAGTCGGGTCCTTCTCACCAGAATCCCGAGCATCCCCCGACACGTAAATCATGTCCTGCGTCCACGAAGCATCCGTAGACTCAAACCCACCAGCCGGCGCATAATTCGCGTGCATCTCCGAAAACTTCGGATGCGTCAAACGCGTCTTAATCGCATACAAGAACTTCCGCGCCATCGACTGCGTCTTCGACACAATAATCACGCGAATATTCGGATCCATCGCAATCCGATACGTCACATAATTAATCGTCAACGTCACCGACTTGCCATGCTCCGGCGGCATATTCACAATCGCCAGGTCACGTTCACCCGGATCAAACACAATCCCCGGCGGCGTCCACGAAGGACGCTTCCCCTCCATCAAATCCACCACATTCTGCATATGCGGAAACACCCGCATACCCAGAAAGCGCTCCGAAAAATCCGGAAACGAAATCTCCTTACGCGTCTCCCCCCGACGCAACCCCCGCAGCTCATCCACCCGGCGAGCAAAAACCGGATCCTCCCGGCGCCACCGCTCATACGCCGAAACCGTCCGCTCCACCCGCTGCATCGACGCCTCAACCGTCAACCCATCAGCAATGGATTTCAACACGGCAGTCTTCAACTCGGCAATCGGAATCGCCTTAGAACGACCAGACACAAACCCCTCCACAAGGCCACAACAAATGGAGGGAAAAACACGAGGCCAAATGAATGGGTCTAGGCGAAGGTATCTACCTGGGCCAAGACAGACCTCACCCTCAAGAACTTAAGGTGTTAAACAAGGCAGTTGAATCAAGTAGTTGACCCGGACCCCTTGGGGGTCCAGAAAAATAAGAAACATGTGACGTTCGGGGTTCTCGCTCACTCCGTTCGCTCAAACCCCTCACTTATATAGTGCCTGCTCGAAGCACCCACACGTGCACCAAAGTGACACACATCACACACATTGCCATCACAAACAGGTACAAAACCGGACAAACCTGTACACACCAACAACCATCAAAAAACCAACAACAACACCCCCACCAGCCCCCCAAATACACACACAATTACAACAGGAGATTTTATATATGTATAACAACAGGAGTTAAAACCCTGGGGTCAAGCTCGTACATACGTACGATTCTGACGTGATGACCGTAGGGTGATTATGGTCGCAATCACCTCCCAGGAGGGGGGAGGGGGGTGGTCCCGACCCCCCGGGGGGACCGCGTGTGTGTGTACATGGGGAGAGACTATTGGCTGTCACGTGTGTGGGCAGGTGGCATGGGTTGCTCGGTTCCCTCGCGTGGGTTGTCGCCGTGGTGCGCCAGGATTTGATTTTTGGGGGGTGCTCGAGGTGTCCGATTTGGGGTGGTGGGTGGTGCAGCTTTCTGGGGCCGGGAGAATATTTTGGGTGGGGTTATTGCAATGTGTGACGGGGTGTGCATAATGGTGATTAGCGCATCACGGGATGCGGTTTCGGTTAGGGGGTTCGTGATGGTGGAAATCTTGCTTCAGTGTGGTGAGTGTTCGGGGGATGTGGTGATTGATTCGTCTCGGACGGCGGGTGTGGCGCCTTGTGTGTGTGGTGGGGGTGCGGATGTGTCGCATGCTTTCTCGCACGTGCGGTGGTGTGTGTTGTGTGGTGAGGGGGTTGCGGATTGTGTGTGCATCCTTCCGGGGGGTTGTGATCAATGTGGGCGGGAGATTGACGGGTATGTGTGTCGTGAGTGCGTTTCATGTCCGGAGCCTGCCGGGTATTGGGCGTGGGATCGGGAGACGTCACGGGAGTATTTGATCGGGCTTGAGCGCGCTGCGGCGCGTGAGTCTGATCCGGAGATTGTGCAGACATTGATCGCTCACCATGCCGTGATGTCCACGGCGTTGGGTATGACTGAAGAGGGGGAGTAATCATGCTTAGGACTGTGGAATTGGAGCGCATGGGTGCCATTGTCCCGTCGTGCGATATGCGGCAGGCTAGGGACGCGTGGGGGGAGATCCGGGTGGGTTATGGGTTGCGCCCGGATAATGGTTCGTCATTGCTGACGTTGCCTAGCGCGCAACCTAAGGTGGGGAAGAATTATCGGCCGACCGCTAGCGTGACGTTGGTTGCGGGTAGTGACGGGGGGTTGTGTGTAGCGGACGCGCATTGTCGCCCTACGTGTGTGGTGCATGAATCCATGCGTGCCCAATATGAGAACGTGAAGCGTGCCAGGAATGCCCGGACGGATTTCCTGACGACTCACCCGGACCTGTTTCTAGGGTTGCTGCTGGATCGGTTGCAATGGGCGCATGACAGGCATGGGATCCTCGACGTCCGGCCTAACGCTAATAGTGATGTCGCGTGGGAGCGGATCGCGCCGGACCTGTTCGCGCTGATTGCAACGTGGGACGGGCGTGCCTATGACTACACTAAGCGCATTGACCGTGTGGGTTTCCTTGCCGATAACTATCGGACGACATTTAGCGTCACTAGGTTCACGCGTCCGGATACTGTCCAGCGGATCACGGGCCGGGGGGACACCGTGACAGCCGTATTCCCTAGCGTCGCGCCATTGCCTGCCACGTGGCGCGGGTTGCCTGTGGTCGACGGTGACGTGACGGATGATCGGTTTAGTGATCCGGCGGGATCCGTGGTGGGGCTCCTGGGGAAGGGAAAGCTGCGGGGGGTTGTGGAGCATCCGCTCCTAGTTCGCGCCTAGATGGCAACGTGTGACCGTATAGGTCATGTCATTCCCCGGCATTGTCGGGGGGTGGCATAACCCGGACGGTCCGGGGGATCGGTTAGGGGGTTCGGATATGTCAACGGATTTTGCGACCGTGTGGGCTGCAGCCCATGAGGCAGGTCATGGCGCGGCTACGGCGATCACGCCGCGAACCGTGGTTTTCGGTTCACCTAGTACGCCGCTCGGATCGGATGTGGATTACTCGAAGCCGTTCTACGTGGAAACCGAGGGGGTGTGTGGGTTCGCGTGGGTGGAATTTGCGGGGAATACGGCTTTCGGGCGGTGGGCAAAGTCTGCCGGCCTGGCGCGTAAGGGATATCCGAAGGGCTTGTCCTATTGGGTGTCCGGGTATGGGCAATCAATGGAACGTAAAGAGGCATACGCGCAAGCTTTCGCGGACGTATTGCGTGGGTCAGGGATTAAGGCGTACGCCGCTTCACGCATGGACTAGCCGGGGTTTCCTCATCCCCGGACGTTGTGCCGGGGGTGGGGGTGCGCGGCTAGCGCAATCAATGAATGGGGGTTGGTTATGTACGCAATTGGGTTCACGCTCGGACTGTTCCTGATCCCTTGCCTATTGCTAGCGGGTTTCTCGTGGGCGCTCGAGCGTCCCGGGATTACTGACAGGGGGATCACTAGCACGGTGGCGGGGTTCGCCGTGCTGGCGCTTGGTTTCGTGACGTTGTGGGCGTGGGTTATTCCTACGCCGCTCGAGGTTTAGGGGGTTGTGATGTCGCAAGTGTGTTCTATCTGTAGTGGGCCGGATCCCGTGGCGCGACTAGCTGGAGAGTCCACGCTTTACTGTTGGGATTGCGCGGATGATCGCAATTACCCTGTGAATACGGGGATAGTTGACGTTTCGTGGGATCCCATCGTGGGGACCTGGTCGGTGGATCCTTGCCCGGATTGTGGGGCGGGTTCGGGGGAGGCGTGCGCGTGGGCATGCTCGAGTAATTGGGATGCGGAAGAGCGATCACTAGCTGGAGAGGGGTAGGGCCGTGCTGATCCC